AATGAAATTTGAAATGGAGCGATAATGCACGAACTCAAGGACTATCTAAACGCCATTAACCATAAGAAGGAAGACCTTATGGCGGATGACGATGGCCTTTGGGAAAAGAAGTATCCAACATATATTGTGAACAAAGCATTGAGTTCATTTCCAGAGTGCCTGTTGTATGCCAATGAAATGAACAAAATGCACCACCTCGATAAGAAGTTACAGTTCCAATTTTTTCTAAATAGTATAAGACCTAAAAAGAGATTTAGTAAATGGCTTAGGTCCAGCAAGATAAAGAATCTTGAATTTGTAAAAGAATACTATGGTTATAGTAATGAAAAGGCCAAACAGGCCCTTGAAATACTTAATAATGACCAACTTGAAGAAATAAAAACTATAATAAGTCGAGGTGGAAAACATGGAAAAACTTGATTGGGACCCAGGCTTAATGCTGGAGGTCCGACTCAACGACCCCGATGATTTCCTAAAAGTCCGTGAAACATTATCCCGAATAGGTGTAGCATCTAGAAAGGAAAGAAAATTATATCAATCATGTCATATACTACACAAACAAGGACGATACTTTATTGTCCATTTTAAAGAGTTGTTTGCGTTAGATGGTAAACCAACGAACCTATCTCAAAATGATGTAGAACGTAGGAATACTATTGCAGGCCTTTTGGCAGATTGGGACTTGATAGAAATTATCGGTATGGATGAACCAAAGGCACCGTTATCACAAATAAAGGTGTTGAGTTTCAAAGAAAAAGATGAATGGATTTTGGAAACAAAATATAACATAGGAAAGAAACGAGTAGAATGATTAAATTATATAGAATGAGATCCGGTGAAGATGTTATCGGTGATGTAGCAAGTGAAAATCAAGAATATGTAAATTTAGAGGGCCCTGCGGTACTCATGCCTATGCCTGGCGCTCAAGGCGGACAGGTTCAAATGGGGATGGTACCGTGGCAACCCTTTAGTAAAGCAAAAAACTTTCAGATACCAAGAGATTGGATAGTAACAGAGTCAGACCCCACTGATGATGTAGCAGATGGGTGGCGTAGGTCATTCGGCTCAGGAATTGAAGTTCCCCCGAAAAAAATGTTACTGTCATAAATAGTGACATGAACAAACCCTTTTCGATGATTCGTAAAGCCAGGGGACAACTGGCTGAAGAAAAGCAACCGATACAAGAGGCAGAAAAACCATACAAGTTGGTTATTCTGTCACATGACGATCCTTTGGATCCGAATGAGACAGGTCCTCTTATTAGAAAGAAAGCAAAAGAATTAGGAATAGAAGTTTTCCTAGGTGAGTTTCAAGGTGCTTATCTTTCACAGAAAGGTAAAAAGAAATTTGTCAACTCGTTTGAAGTTGATGATAAAGGTCAGGCTCAACTGCCAGACATGAAGTCCGATGTTGCATATGCACCTCCTGTAGAGTTAGACCCAGCAAACACTTTGATTATGGTTAGAGGTCTTGGTTCTACTGTAAAGACAGGTGCCAACTCTTGGTATGTCATGGCTCAGTCATTAGAGCATGATGGATTTACTGTAATCAATTCTACAAAGTGTCATAACATTTGTAAAGACAAATGGTTGAATCAAATTATGTTCAAACGACATGATTTCAATACTCCAAAAACTGTTCGTATATCGCACCAAGAAGGTGCCAAATTTGCAATGGAGGAGTTGGCTGGTGTGGGTGTAAAGTATCCAGTTATTCTAAAGACTGCTGTTGGTTCTAGAGGCATCGGTGTGATGTGGGTAGAGAGTGAAAAGGCTCTTTATGGTTTTGTCCAGTTGTTATACAGAGAAGATCCCTACATTGATATTCTATTACAGGAGTGGATAAAAACTCCTTATGATGTTAGAGTCATCGTAGCCGCAGGTCATATTATGGGTGCAATCAAACGACCTATAGTAGAGGGTGACTTTAGAAGTAATGTATCACAGGGTTCAGAACCAGAGCCATTTGAGTTGACAAAACTAGAAGCATCAGAAGCAATTCGTGCGGCAGAGATGACTCAAGGAAAACTTTGCGGTGTAGACTTTATTCCAGCAAAGAATAGAGAAAAAGATAAACCCTATTTTATCGAAGTCAACTCCACTCCGGGGTTGATGGGCATAGAAGCAACGCTGTCTAAAGCAGCAGCAAAACCCTTACAGAAAGACCTGAAAAGTGAAGGTAAGAGTATTACTACCGAAGTCCTAAAGTTGTTCATGGACCGTGATAATTGGATTGACAAATCGAAAAACTCCTGATATAATGAATACATATGAGTAGCGATTTCTACATCAATGTATTGCAACGGGGTAACGCACTTCTTGTGCGTGAAATCAAGGGTGGGACACGAATCAAATATAAAGTACGGTATGAGCCTACTTTATATGTTCCGGTTCAAAAGAAAACAAACACCCGTACCCTGGATGGCCAGTATGTAAGTCCTTACAAACTAACTGGCATTTCAAAAGCAAGAGACTTTATTGACCAATATGAGGATCAACCTGAGTTGGTCTATGGTCTTGAGCGTTTCCATTATACTTGGATAGCAGATAACTATAAGGGTGTAGTTGATTGGGATTTACAGAAACTCAATATTCTATCATTAGATATTGAGGTTCGTTGTGATAATGGGTTTCCAGAAGTCGCAGCATCGGCCGAAGAAATACTGTGTATTACAGTAAAGAATTATGCTAACAAACGCATATTGGTTTGGGGTGTTGAAGATTATGAAAACGATAGGGACGATGTAAACTATATTCGTTGTGAAAATGAAACACAACTTTTAGAAAAGTTTTTGACCTTTTGGGAACGATATGATGTAGATATCGTCACAGGATGGAACTGTAAGTTTTTTGATATACCCTATATCGTAGGTCGTATTGAAAAGTTATTGACACCAAAAGATGCAGAAAGATTATCCCCATGGAAAGTTGTCCACGACCGCAAGAGTAACTTGATGGGTCGAGAGCAATTGATGTATGATATCCTTGGTGTAACTGTGTTGGATTATATGGACCTGTATAAGAAATATGTTTATACCAACCAAGAGTCTTATGCACTCAACCATATCGCATATGTCGAGTTGGGTGAGAAGAAACACGATAACCCATTTGAAACTTATAGAGAATGGTATACAAACGATTACCAGTCATTTGTAGATTACAATATTCGTGATGTGGAACTTGTCGATATGTTAGAGGAGAAGATGAAACTTATCGAACTACAAGTGACTATGGCATACGAGGCAAAGATAAACTATAACGATGTATTCTCACAGGTTCGTATGTGGGACTCTATCATCTATAACTATTTGAGAGAGAAAAACATTGTAGTGCCGATGAGGAATATCAGTCGTAAGGACAGTCGGTATGAAGGTGCCTATGTGAAAGAACCACAGACAGGTCAGCATAACTGGGTGATGGGTTTTGACTTGAATAGTCTGTATCCACATTTGATTATGCAATATAATATTTCACCAGAGACTATTATAGATGAGAAGTTTCCTAATGTCAGTGTGAATAAATTATTGAATCAGAAAGTAGATATACCTGACGATGGTTATACAGTGACTCCAAACGGAGCAAGATTTACAAAAGAGTATCAGGGTTTCCTTCCGGGTCTTATGGATAAGTTCTATGATGACCGTGTGAAGTTTAAGAAACTGACTCTGGAAGCAAAACAAAAATACGAAGATACAAAGGAGCCTAAATATTTAAAAGATATTTCAAAATTCAACAATATCCAGATGGCTCGTAAGATTGCCTTGAATAGTGCTTATGGTGCAATGGGCAATCAGTTTTTTAGATATTATGATGAGCGTGTTGCTATAGCAATTACAACATCTGGACAGTTATCTATTCGTTGGATAGAAGGAAAAGTGAATGAATATCTAAACAAGATATTGGAAACAGAAAATGAAGATTATATTATTGCATCAGATACGGACTCAATATACGTTACGTTTGACGAGTTGGTACGCAAGTCTTTTGCTGGAAGAGATGTCTCAACCGAAAAAGTTATCAGTTTTCTCGATAATGTGGCTAAAAAGAAGTTGGAACCATTTATTGATGAGTCTTATAAGGACCTTGCAGAATATGTAAAAGCCTATGCCCAAAAGATGGAAATGAAACGCGAGATAATCGCAGATAAGGGCATATGGACAGCAAAGAAAAGATACATCCTCAATGTGCATGATAGTGAGGGTGTCAGGTATAAAGAACCTAAACTAAAGATAATGGGCATAGAGGCAGTGAAGTCATCGACTCCAGAACCTTGCCGAGATAAAATCAAAGAAGCATTACGAGTTATCATCAACAGTGATGAAATAGAGTTGAATAAGTTTATACAAGATTTCCGTAAGGACTTTATGAATATGGACCCAGAAGTTATTGCATATCCAAGGTCATGTAACGGAGTGAAGAAATGGAGTGATAAGTCAAGCGTTTTCAAAAAGGGAACGCCGATGCACGTCAAGGGTGCCTTGTTGTATAACCATTTGTTAGATAGGAACAAGTTGTCACATAAGTTTCCGTTTATACAAGAAGGCGATAAGATAAAGTTTTTACAACTGAGAAAACCAAATATTTTACAGTCCAATGTCATTAGTTTTATGACCAAACTACCAAGGGAGTTTGACTTGAAAGAAACTATTGATTACGACATTATGTTTGACAAGAGTTTTGTTGAACCGTTGATATTTATTTTGGACAGTATCGGTTGGAATATAGATAGAAGTTACGGCACACAAATAACATTAGAGAGTTTGTTCGGATGAAGTATACACCATACACAATGCAGGATGTTCACCAAGGTGAAGCAAAAGAATTATTCACGGTGATATCGACATTCGCCGGAGGCGGCGGGTCATCTACAGGATATCGTTTGGCGGGAGGTAAGATACTTGCGATAAACGAATTCGTTGAAGAAGCACGAAATACTTATTCGTCCAACTATCCTAGTACCCCTATTATCCCCGATGATATAAAGAAGTTATCAGGAGCGGACATTCTAGAGGTCGCTGGAGTGGCTGTAGGGGAGTTAGACCTATTAGATGGGTCTCCACCTTGTTCAGCATTTAGTATTGCGGGACGCGGCTTTACACATCACGGCGGAAGTCATAAGGCTGGATATGGAAAGAGTAAACACTATTCCGATGAGCAAGATGTAGAAAATATTGAAGATTTGTTTTTCGAGTTTCTACGAGTAGCCAAAGATATTCAACCAAAAGTTATTATCGGTGAAAATGTCAAAGGTCTTACTATTGGTGAGGCAAAGGAATACTATCATCGTATTATAAACGAGTTTGACAATATCGGTTATGATGTTTGTTCTAAAGTTCTCAATGCAAAACATTTTGGTGTTGCACAGTCGAGGACTAGGACTATCTTCATTGCTTTGAGAAAAGATATCACGGCCAAAGTTGGAATGTCTTTTATGAATATTCACAGTGTATTTCCATCAGAGAATAGAGAGATAATTCCTCTTGCATCTGCTATGGAAAATCTGGAACTTGACCAAGATGAAGTGACTCTACTTACTGAGAAATGGGTCAAAACAGCTTTTCATAAAAAGACCGGATATAAGTTTCCACAAAATCCCGATAAGGTTATAAGTGGAGAGCAAATAGGAAAAAAGAATTTACATTTTAGTTGTAAGAAAACTTCTGCTTTAGTTCCTGCCCCCACTATTACAGCTATGGGTTCTGCAATGACTACAGGTGGTGCGGTACATTGGAACGAAGATAGAAAATTTACCATCAAGGAACTGAAGCGTATTACAAGTTTACCTGATGACTTTAGGTTGACAGGTACATTCA